AGCAGCGGTTGTTGCAGGAGGTGCAGTTGTTGCCGGAGGTGCAGTTACTGTAGGTGCAAGGGTTGTAGCTGGTAATCCTAAATATCCTTGTACGTACTTTGTGTATGGGTCGTTAGGATTGTCAGCAATGTACCTATTAACAGAACCTTGAAACGTAGATGCAAAGTCTGCTGGTTTAATTGCGCCAGACTGCAATGCGCTTACAAAATTGTTATAGCCAGCTTGATCAATCTGGTTTGTCGCCCCACCAATCCCAGAGCGCCCAATCGTTGCATATGCATCACGAACCATCTGGTCATAGTTGGGCGTATCTACAGCAGTAGAAGTATTGGTATCAAGTAATGATGTAGGTGAAGTTACTACCGGAGTACCCGTAGTTACAGGCGCTGACGTTGTTACAGGAGCAGACGTAACTACTGGAGCCGTCGTAGTTACAGGAGTAGATGTAGTTGGTAAATATGGGGCAAAGACAGAAGCAATTGCGTCATCAGACAACCCCATACCTCTAAATTGCGTAATTAAATCGTTGGTAGCATCTTTTCCGCCAAAAACGTTATACACACTTTCATAATTAAAAGCCGACGTACCTACTGGGGCAGACGTAACTACTGGAGCCGCTGTGACAGTAGCTGTAGTAACAAAAGGAGCAGACGTTGCGGCTGGAAGAGAACCAATGCCTGAAGCTGTGTCATACCGGGATTGGACATTTGATAAATCAGTTCCCGTAGCCCGCGCAACGTCAGCAGGTGACACTTTAAACTGATCCATTGTGCTGGCAACAGTAGCATCATCCGCCCCGGGATTAGCTGAAAACCAATCAAATATCTGTTGGTCTGAAATTGCCATTATCCAACTTTCCAATTTGTTCCATCGGAATATACAGGTACAGCAATAGCCCCACCAGTCGCAACGGTTGCTCCAAATACAGGAGCTAAAGCATCTGTTACAAAAGACCTTGCGCCTTTACCTGAAGTGACTGCGCTGGGCAATGTGGCTACAGTGTAGTTAGTTAACGGTGGGATAATCTCATCTGTCTTTAACTGAGCCAAAATTGCATCAAGACGATTAAAGTACAAACGTAAAACATTGTTAAGCTGGTCAGAATAGACGCGGGAATAAACCTCCGTAGCAAGCGGAAGGTTTGGTGAAGCTACTTGTCCAATCTCAAACTCAGATGTAACAATCATGAATTACCCCTGCGGCCATCTTGTTTAATGTCAATACGAGTAGAGCCAAGTTGCCATGTACATCCAATTTGATTAGATTCAACTTGAAGAATCATTTGACGGCCTCGCACTCTGACGTACACCTGCCCCGTAAATTGTTCAATTACAGAAGTAGACGTACGCACAACAGTGGCATTAGAGTTTCCACCTACAGAAACAGGGTTGTTATAGCCTGAACCAGAGTTTTGCATAGGTGTTAATGTCATTGTGACTTGTGGAGACACGGCATCTGAACCACGAAATGTAATGTCTGGAAGCATACGCCAGACAAAACCAAAGTGATCGCCGTCATCAATGTCAAACTCAGCAGAGCCAATTAACGCGTTAATTGCTACAGGTGTTCCAGTTTCATTGTTGTTTACACCATACTCATGGTTTACAAGGTTACCAGTACCTGTAGTTGAGTTGTATGTAGCTGCTAACGGATAATCACGCAAACCCGAATCAAGCCATGCTGTACGGCTTAGTGTCCCATAAGACCAAACATCTTCTGCGTAGTTATAGATTGCGTACAGGTCAATGGCAGAGCTAGTAGCAGAACAATAGAACCACCAGACCTCATTAAAGCCTTCATTGGTTCCCGCAAACACTTGCGTTGATTGAACTAAGTTAATGTCTTGATAGATAAAACGAAGTAAATCGCAACGCAAAGTTTGGACTCGACCGTCGTATTTATAAAACTTATCTACACCCATCCAATACACAACACCGGAAGCAATTACAGCCGCATTAGGGCTAATAATTGAAATGTTGTCGCCAAGAAGTTGAGAACTCCATATTACTGGTGGGCCTTGATATTGTAATGAATAAATAGACGAATCAGTAAATACTACAATTTCTTGCCTAGCTTGGACAACTGTAATAATTTCTGAGCCGTGAGATAACACCACACTACCAGCTTGGTTGGTTGCTGCTGGTGTCCAATTTACTACAGATTCTTGATCTGACCAACGGATTAACATGGGATTTAGTGTTCCTGAACCAATGTCATTACAACCAAACGCAAACACAAACCTGCTTGTATCAGATACAAAAATAAAATTTTGAACTGTTGGAACATCAGAAGCCCCAGACAAAGATGAAACAAGAACACCCCTAGTTGTCAAACCAGATGCTGCGTCCCAATAATAAATAGGACTCCCACGGTAGCTAAAAATTAAATTTTGACCAAAGTTGCTTTGACTCCAAATGCGAATACTAGATAAAGAAGTACCCCCAGTACCCCACACACCTTCACCCCAAGTGCCACCGCCCCAACCAACAAATGGGCCAACTATGGCAGGGCCTACGCTAATTTGATACGCCGCAACAACAGATGCGCCGCCCCCGGGAGAAACGTCTGAACCGTTGGCTGTAGCTGACGCTGTAAATGTGTACGTGTTTGCAGTGAGGACTGTAATTTGATACTGCGCATTTAATACCGTAGCCGTAATGTTTCCGCCTAGCCCTGTAGCACCACTAAAAGTAACAAAGTCACCCGTAATAGCACCGTGACTTGTATCTGTTACTGTGATTGTGGCGGAACCGTTTGTAGCTGCAAACGGATTGTTATTGATTGTGCTAGATGCACGGATAGGCGTAATGTCGTTGTACGCGCCGCCACTTTCAATATAAAACTTTAAATTAGTGCCAACCCCCACTAAATTTAAATACCCAAGAGTGACCCAATTCCACAAAGAACGGCATACGCCCAAAAATGTTGCGGCTGAAATACGTTCCCATCCACCTATTTTTTCAGGCGTACCTTGGCGAAACCGTACCTTATCGGATTCATACCAACCATTTTCATTGGTATAGCGGGTGTTTTCTTTGTTTACACCAGCTTTCAGGGTTAGTTTCTTAAGTGCCATCGGTCAATCCAGTAAGGCGCACTCAGCCGTGCGGCGTTTAAACAGTCCCGGCAGTACCTTGCCGCCACCTTTAGTCCAGAGCATCAGTTGTTCCTTTGCCCCTTCCCAATCATTGGCATTGATTTTCCTCTTTAACGTGCTTGTTTGCAAGCGTCCTGTGCCCAAGTTATAGCAGAAATCCACGATGGCGTTGCACTTACGTACGTCTGTAATCAGGCCGGGGCAGTTACGCAGGACTCCGGGTAAGTATGTATGTTCTAACTCAATCATCAAAAGCGCCCGTGCCGTAGGTTCATCCATCGGGGCATCTTCCAAAGTTACTTTGCGTTTATCTGCGTAGTAAGTAGAACCATAGCCAATCGTGGCCACACCAGCCGGACATAAATACGGCTTGGCGCGGTAGCCCTCAAACTGACGGCACAAGGCAGCGGCTAACTCTAAGTTCATATTCCGCGCTGTTTAAGAGTTCTATCAAGGAACCAATAGTTAATTGTCCCAGACAGCAAAGCTGAGAAGTCAGGTGTCATCATGGTTTTAAACACTTCGGTAGCTGGCGCTCCGGCAAGCCATGCGTTCCATGCAAACCATACATGGATGAAACTCCATACAAACAACACCCAATATGTAACGACTGGACGCACTGATGCTGACAGACTAGCAACCCAACCACCTGCGGCTTTGACCATCTCAGCTTGTTGGACAATGGCGTTGTTAAACGCATCCATTACGCCTACGTCCATAGCGGCTTCACGCTGCGCCCCAATCTCAGCTAACTTCTGCTGACCGCGAAGCGTCTCTAGCTCGCACTGACGGGCAAACATATTCAGTTCATGTTGGCGCTCGTTCTTCTTGTCAAAGAACTTGAGCACCTCTGGGGCCATACGAAAGATGCCGCCAAAGATGGAGCCTAGCAAGCCCCCGGAAAGAATATCAAGCATAGTTACTCCTTATTTAGCCATCTCAGTGGCGGCTAGGTTAATACGGGTTTTGACAGCGCCAAGGTCTTGCGGCTCCTTGGTAAAGCCAACTGAAATATAACCTTCAAAAGCACCCATTTCAGGTGGGATAGAACCACGGCAAATAAATCCTACACCCTGCTTTTCTTCCCACTCTGATGTTTTACCAGAAGCTACCAGTTTATCGCAATAGACTTCACCGTTCATCATGGCAATGACTGCGGTATTACGGGTGGAATCTTTGCCAAACAGGGTTGAGTTGTAGCCATCCAATGTGGTGTCCCGTCCCTTTGGGCCATACGCAAGTAGCGTAACCCTGCTGTTTACAACGAGCGTTACCTTGTGAACCAACACCGTTTCAGCTTCTAAATCTTTTTGTAGCTTTTGGGCTACGTGTTCCAAAACCTTGATCTCTTTAAGCTGGGGCTGATGACTTGAG